CTACTACAAAGAAATAAGTAGCACCTAAGTTATTTAATTGATTAGGATCTGTAGGATCGCTAGGACTAGTTGCTACGATACTAGGTAAAGTAAATTTACCATCAGCATCATTAGTCGTTAAAATTTTACCAGCGTGAGCTTCAACAGTTAAAGTTGTGTCTGCCGTTAGGCTAACTACTGATGAACTACCAGCTGAGATAAATCCAGCAAGTGATTTTACTGGTCCTGAGAATGTACTTTTTGCCATAATTTCCTCCGTTGGAAATAAGTTTTATAGTCTTGGCTTGTCTGCTAGGTCAGTCTATAAAACAATTGTTACCCTAGTGCTTTCGATTATAAACAAAAAAAAAGGGGTAAACAATGTTTACCCCTGATTTTAATCTCACTGAGTTATAAAGTAGAGATTAAGACTTCTTTAAGATCTGTTAGAACTATGCTCCTGGTGAGCCAAAGACAGCTCTTGGATTAGAAAATCCAAAAGAATATCTTTCTCTCGCCTTGAAACGCATGTTGCCAGTATCGAAATCACCTTCCATTGCAGTTGACAAAGGAGTTCTTTCAAAATGTTTAAACCCATCAGGGCAATCAGTTTTGATAAAGAACGCATCTGTATCTGTTAAGAAGTGATTTACGACGTAGCCTTCAGGAATCATACCCATGTTTCTTACTGCATTGATATCGTTATCTGAAGTGCCAACTCTTCCTGGAGTGTCCATAAGCCTATCAGCAACAAACTGTAGATTTGTAGGAACGATAAGTTTCATACCTCTAAGAGCCAAGATCATGTCTCGGTCATCTTTGAAGTTAGCTATATCGATCAATGAATTTTCTAATGAAGTTTCATTCAAATCAGCAGCTGTGCTTAGCTCATTGGATAACGTGCCACCACTAGCTAATGGGTGGTCAGTAGCACAAAGCTCCTTACCATCACCACCAGTAAAACTAGAATTAAAAGCGTTGTTTAAGATTGATGCAGCTTTAACTTGTTTAGTATGAGCCATACTTCTAGCTAATGCTTTAGTATATCTCGCACCAAGTCTGTCATATAAGTTATCTTCGATAGCTTCCTCAGTAAGAGCAAATGCTAAAGCAATTGTCTCATGAGTGTATCTAGCACTATATGATTCTGAAGCCGTATCAAAACTTACGCCTTGGCCTTCTACTTTTGTAGGGGCGTTACCAAAACCAACGAGTAATACATCTTCTTCAAACGCTCTGTCAGAAGAAACTGTGTCGTAGATTTCGGCGTGCTCGTTTTCGTATCTTTGATACTCCATTCCGAAAAGCGCGTTCAAACCAGGCTCTAATTCTTTCGCTAATTGTGCTCTAGATATTGCCATGTGTTAAACCTCTTACGCTAAGCCAGCGCTTTTAGCACCCATAACGTGATTTTGAATAACCACAATTACGTTCGTGCCAGCGCTAGACGTATCGGAATTTTCTGGATCTTGAGAAATGTCAATAGCTTTCAACGGTAAAGTTGCTGTAGTAGCACCAGTTGAAGTGTCTAATTGCATGTTAGAAGTTCCAGATTTAGTATCGCCAACAGGTGATGAATCAACTATGTCAAAGTTACCAAACAAATCAGTGACGGGGAAAGCCTCGTCCGATTGAATAGTAAATTGAACCATAGGATCATCAATTACGTTAGCAACGATGTCGCTTGCAGCAATACTACCAGGATAATGGTTCTTGAATACTTGTTCACCAGTTGTTGGATCAGTGTATGAGACACCATTAAAGACACCAAGAATAGGTACAGTACCTGAAGCAGCATGTCTACCTATTGTTCCAGCAGTAAGTTGTGTGACCAAATCACCTTGGAAAATAGCAGTAGTCGCGCCACTCGCGATTCTGTATCTTTGTTGGCCGCCTGTAAATGGAGCGCCACCGATTTTACGAACTGGGATCAGACCCATTTTTGTAGTTTCGTTTGCCATGTTTTTTCGACGTTAAATTCCAAACGGTTAAAATTAAGAAGAACTATTTAGTCCCTCCACCAAATGTTACCTTGCTTTTTCTATCTCTAGAGATAGGCATAGCAGGATTTTCTTCACGCATTAAGTCGTTATCTACAGCTGTCATTTGATTTGCAGTTTGTTGTTGATAATACTGATCTCGTTGTTCGACGATATCTTCGTCTATTTTGCAGAGTATCAACCCACCGACACCGACAACCCCAGCATGACGACCTTCATCAATTGTAGGGTAATCGTAACCAGGAACCTCTTCCGGTCTAACTGGCTCCCAACCTTCTCTAAATCTTTTAGAGACGTTGCTTCGATCATCAAAACCTAGGACCTCAGCTCTGATCCAACGATACTTAACCCCAGGGGGTGGATCATTTGGAACAGCAAGCATACTTGGAGGAGTCCAAGGTTGCTTGGCTTTTTTAGTTTCCCTAGTTTCTTCCGATCTAGGAGTTTTGTTTACTTTTTTAGTTTCCTTATTCACGATTTTTGTAACCTCGCTTTTTGTATTGCGTAATCTTTAAATGAAACGCCTAAACGTTTCGCCAATCTTTGCTCGCTTGGAGAAAGCTCCACTCGATTACTAGGTTTGCGTCCACTTGATGTAGTGCGTGATGGTGAAGCAACCGTCTGGACGGGTTTTTGGTCAGCTTCCACGTTTTTAAATTTGTTAGGCAATTCTTGTTTTAGCCTATCGTCGAGTTCATTGTAGTACTCATCTGAATTTAAATCAAAACCTTCGTTCGCTAAATTTTCATGAATTGATAAAGCCACGTTGGTCATAATACGATCTTGCCCAAACCAATCGTTTCTATTAGCCCAAGCTTGAGCTTTTGGGGATGGTTGAGCATATTCATCAATCTCTGGTTGTGTTTCAGAAATTGGCGATTCCTCTGCTGGAGCAGTTTGAATATTATCCATTCTGGATCTCGCTTCACTTGCTTCAATGTATTTCTTTTCAGCAATGGCAGTACTCAAAGCTTCAGTTGCTCTAGCGATTGAATCAGCATCATTCGACTCAATGGCCTGTTTGTGTGCTTGTTTCGCTAGTTCAATTGCAGCTTCAGTCTCGCCTTTACGACTTTCAAACATATCTTTTTCAAAAGTCTGTTTGCTGGCTTTTAATAAATCGTTTTCTTCTTTCAGAGTTTTAGCATATTGTATTGCCATCAACTCACGACGTTGAAAATCTTTGGCTTGTGCTACTGCTTTGTTAATTCTATTTTGGGCAATAGCAGCTTTTTTCTCTACTTCAGATTTTTCTTTAGTATCTTCAATAACTTTGGGACTAGTCTCAAAATTTTCTTGAATTGTATCTTCTTGTAGAGGCTTTAAGCCATCTTTGTTTTCTTCCAACTCAATGTATTGAGTTTCTTCAGAGACCTCTTCATCTGCTCGTTTGCCAACTGGCATAGCAGCTTTTTCAATTTGCTCTTCAGAAATATCTGGAAGTTCGTACTCTTGTCTTTGTTCTTGTTCAGCCATATATTTTTACCTATAAAGTTTTGATGTCATCAGGATCTGTAATAGTTCCAATAATTTCATCGTCATTAATTATTCTCACTTCATGGTTGTCTTCGAGACGAAACTTCGCCCCAGAATAACGTCCAATCAATACCCAGTCTTTTGGTTTGCACCAAACCTCACCCTCAAATTTTTCTTTATCCTTATACGCAGTTGGACCTACTTTTAAAACGTAGGCAACTACTGTTGCTAAAGATTCTCGATCTAAGGTTGAGTCTGTTAAGTGAATGCCACCTTCGGTTACACCTTTACCACGGTAAGGTAAAACCAACAAACGCCACCCAGTAGGTGTCGGCATTCGATCTAATAATGATTTATTTAGCAAAGTTGGATCTAAAACCCTGTCCTCTGCTTTGATATAGGCTTCATCAACTTTTTGTTGTGCAGCTTTTCTGTCTTCGTCTGCGATGTGTTTTGGAACCACTAGTTCTGACATCGATTATTCCTCTGTTTGCAGCACCTCTTTTATTTCCGCCTCCAGAGAGCGAAGTGCTGTTAGCTCTCCTATGTGGAATCGGTAATCTTCAATGGATTGTATATTACCTCCACCCAAACTTTCAAGAATATCTTGCTCTCTTTGATGAATTTTTTTTAACAGCCATTCGGCTAAATTTACTGCTTCCATATATTTTTTGAGTCAGTGCAAGTCCTATCGGGGGGATATTGGAGAGATATGGATAACTGGCACTGACTACTAATCCCTCTGTTTAATTAATAATTCTGCTTGTTTAATTCTGTTGGAAGAGGCCAAACGATCGCGTCCTAAATCATCTTTCAGGCGTGCTATCTCTTCAGTAACATTTAATTTTTGTTTGGCTAGTTCCATTTGTTGCATGGTTCTTTGCGCATCAAAGTCTTGACGCATCATAAACTCTTCACGTTTTCTTTCTACATCTTGTGCTTTGATATTTAATTCTTTATCACGCAAAGCCACTAATGGATCCGGTGGCGGCATAGGTGGCATAAAGGCTTGATTGACTTGTGCCATTAAACCCGCTTCAACTTGAGCTACGTCTCTAGCCACAGCTTCGGATAATCTTTGTAACATTGCTTGAGCTTCGAGTGGTGGCATTTGTTGGAGCATTTGTATGGTTTGTAAATATTCAGGATCTTGACTGTTTTGCATTTCAACTAATTCAGCAG